AGAATCTTGGGGTCTTGACGTTGGAGAAGACGCAACAAGACAAGCTGCCCAATTTCAGCAAGCTGTAGCTATGCTCGATGTTACCTTGGGAGCTTTAGCGCAAACTTTCGCTAATGTCTTCGGTCAAGATGGAATGGTCAAGCTGATAAAATGGACAGGTGGAGCAATTGTTGACCTTGGAACAACCATAGAAGCAGTCTCTAAATTCATAGAACAGCTTTTTGATAAGATGGGCCAATTCGGAACTCAGCTATCAATGCAATGGGATCAAGACTTTGCCCGGGCTTCTATCAGGATATCAGAGTATTTGGGCATGATTCCAGGTGTTGAGATAGACATAACTGATGCTATGGCTTCCTTAGAAGCAGCCGAGAAAAGAGCGGCTGAGTTTTCAGAGTCTGAGCTGTCATGGCCTAGCCTGTCAGAAGCCCTTGATTCTGGATATAAAGCTCAAATCCAGTTTCATAAAGACTTTGATAATGTTCTGTCATCACTTCAGAAGGAAGGAAAAGCAACCGGATCAGTCATAGGTGAAGCCATCGGAGAAGGCGCAACAGAGGCCAAAGATGCCTGGAAAGAATTCTTTGATGTTCTTGATGATTATGAAGTTGACTTCTCTGATTCTTTTGATCAGATAGCTGAAGGAATCAATGAAGCCTTACAGGCTATGATGGATCATCTTGACCGTATCGTCTCCAATATAGAGAAAGCAGCCGGTGTTCTTTCAGGCATTGCTTCAGGTGATATTGTTGGGGCTGCTTCTCAGTTTATGGGTCCGGTCGGTGGAGCTGTGGCCGGTGGAGTTTCGGCTATTTCAGACATTGGTCAACGTGTCGAAGAAGAAGGAACTGAGTTTATAAAACTGGACATTGAAAACTTTGTCAGAGGCTTTATCATCGGATTGGCTGCTCTTCCGGCTATTCTTCTTGAGGTTCTCCCACCGATCCTTTTTGAGGTGTCAGGCAGGATCATCAACGCCATAATTATGCTTCCCTTTCATATCGGGAAGGCAATTGTAGAAGCCTGGCAGAGTATGGGCCTTGGTAAAGAAGAAAGGCAGCGGCGGCGGGAAGAGTTTGGAAAGGGTGCAAATTTGGCCTATGTATTAGGAAAGGCCATGGAAGCGACGACCCCCGGCTTAAACCTTGGTATGAATCAGATGATGTCAGGCGGTCGGTTCATACCTTCCGCTATGAGCGGGATGAGGTTCACAGGCTCAAATCGAGGCTTAGCAATGCTTCATGAAAATGAATATGTGGTCCCGGCTTCTGGTCAAATGCCTCAGTCAGTAGGAAGACAGTTTCAAGGCGGTGGAGGCATAACCATAAACATCAACGCTGATATAGTAGAACGAAATGCAGTTGATGAACTGGTCAGAAGAATAGAAAGACAGTTTAACACCTTCGGATCTTCAACCTCGCCACTTTTCAACCAGGGCTGATCATGAGCGCAAAATTCTTCTATTATCCAGAACCAGCCGGAAATCACAAAGTAACGATAGACCTGGATGAAGGACTTGGGGAGCTGTTCTCTGAATGGGATGTTATGGCGAATGACGGCCGGGGAATGGACGGATCCCTTTTTCGGTCGGTCGGTAGAAATGGAGAAGTGATCACCATCCAACGCGATAGAATGAAAGGCTCTGAAGAGCTAGCTATGAAGTTCATAGCAATGCAGAACCACCTTGATCGGGGTTACAGTGTCAGCTTCACTGCTGATCACACAAAAGCCTGGGCTGGCCCAATTCTGACAGCTCCGAATGGTGGAGGTTTCAGCTTTTCGGTTGGCGCTAATCCATTCAGGTCTATGACTCATTATACCGGATCAAATCCTGAACCATCAGCAACTGATTATATCGTGATCGAAAACCGGCCCCCTGGAATGATACAAGAAATCATAAAGGTCCAGTCTGAAACTGTGACCTATAACGGTGGAGGACAGATCACAGCTACAGAAAGAATCAACTTCTCTTATCCTGATGTTCCTTTTGCCAGATGGTATCGATATTGGCCAGTCCTAAAAAGGGCAAAGGCTGATATTGGAAAAAACATAGTAACAAACGAACACGGCCTAACCTGGTCTCTAAATCTTCGGCTTGTTCCTGATTATTCTGCCCTGTTCTCTTTCCATCCAGGGCCAAGAAATGTATACGATCCGGGCCTGATTCCTGACTCTCCTGTGTCTGGAGATCTACCAGACAGGACCGGACAGGAAAGCCTGGATGGACTGTATAACCAGAGTCTTCAGACTGAATCAGGAATTGATACTGTCAACCTTCATGAAATATGGTCAAGGATTAACTGATGGGCTGGGGTTCTGACTTTATCGCTGCTCTTTCACAGCCGGCTATTGTTCCGGTCTATGAACTGGAGTTTCTGGCTTTGTCGAACAGCTTTTCAGGGGGCTTCACCCTCAACACTCACTCAGGACAGGCACGGATAGCGGACAGCTCACCTCGTATATACGGGACAAGGGTAATCCCTGGCCGATGGAATGTCTCTTTCGGTGGCTTCGATGTTGACATAGTTGGTGATCTTCGCCCCTACTCGGCACGGTTAGCAAAAGGAATCTTTGCTGTTCTTCGGTGTGCGATCCGGGGTTCAGGTGGATTTTCACCCTTTGAGATCATCGGATATGGCCAGCTATACAGCATATCAGGAGGGAGGGAGACATTCACCCTGAAGTTCAGGGACTTGCTGACAGCCTTCCAGACAAGCAGCTCAATATTAACGCAAGGCGCAAAGCATAACACTTCCACCCAATATCCTGAATATAGAATGTTCACCAATGCCGGCCGGTCTACTGTCCTGACAAACCCTTGGAATGGCTCAGCCCTGAATCTTGACGTTGATGAGATAGGCATATTTGAAAAAGAGTCATCCGTTAACGGGCTTGTGAAATGTGAAAACATAGCAACATCGAAGCTCTTCTATCTTGAATGGACAGCAACTGCGGTAACGGTTCCACCGAGGGGGGCAATTACCCTGTCTTCAGCGGTCGCAAAATATCCTTCTCAGGATGCTTCAGGATCTCTGTTGACAGGAATCAACAACAGCAGAATAAGCAATGCAGTCCGGCTTTTGGGTCAGCCATGGTATATCATGTCTAAGATCCTACAAAGCACCGGGTCGAACAATCCGGCCGGAACAGGAATACATGGAGCATTTGACACCTACCCGATAACCTGGTCAGCCGGCGGGGGTTTCGATCCTGATATATTTGATTATGCTGATGCTAACACCATGGCTGAATATGTCAGAACCCAGACAGGGACCGCCTATCATTGGGAATTAGTACTTGATTCTGTTCCTTCTGATGGCTTCAGATATTTGACTTCAGTATCCGCAAAAGCTGGTCAATGGCCTGTCTGGAGACAGGGAGCTGTCAGTTGGAGGGCAGCGATCCACCCTAACGGAATTGGTTGCTTTCAACAGCCAATTGTAGCAATGATAATTAGTGATTCTGATATCATATCCATATCAGGACATGAGTGGTATAGTTCAGATGTTAATCAGAGCTATAGCACCAGCAAAATGATAGTGAGTCCTGACTGGTTGTCGGGTTCATACACAACAACAGGGCAAAACTCAGCGGTCGACTCTTCAAAAATAAAAGGTCTTCCGGCTACTCCTATACATCAGTTTGACAACAGCAACACATACAGACAGACCGCTCCCTATGTTCCGGCCGATATGGCTGATGCTGATCTTCAAAGAATGAAGTCATGGGATGGATACAGCCATGAAAGCCTGGTCCTAAGAGTGAAGCTCAAATATTCCACCCTTTGCGCGGGTGATATTATCGAGATGACTTCCGCTTTCATTTATGGAAAGGATGAAGGGCCGGGCACAACCTACTCAACAAAGAGGGCTATGGTTACAAGTGTTGACTTTGCCATATCTGACCAGATCTGTACCCTAAATTTAGCCGTACTTCCAGAGAGGCACTTATGACCGTAAAGAAGACAACAAGGAAGAGAAGAACAAGAAAGAACAAAAGGCCGGCTATCCTGGATGCACTTGAAAATGAATACTCATTCACTGTATTTGATGGAAATGCTGACTATGACCTGAACATCATAGGAGTCAGAAGCCTGAACACTGAAGCCGGCCGATATGACGATCAGCTTGTGATTTGCTATAAAGCCAAAGGAGTCTGGAAAGAAGAGCGCTTCCAGTGTACATGTGATCCTTCCTATTATTGGCTGAAAAATGCAACCATGAGAGGGGGAACGGCAATCATAAAGCATCCTCAACAGATGAGGGGAGCCTATAGCATCGGGCTTCACCGGGGAAAATATGAATGTCTGAAACAGACAAAGGCCGTTGATTATTGGCGGGATGCATCAAAAGAACGGACCCTTGACTATTCCGGGACAGTCTATCGTGGTGTTATAGGTGTGAATATCCACCGATCATCGGCTTGGCGGGATACTTCAGAAGAGGCAATTGGTCAATATTCAGCCGGCTGTACTGTTTTAAGCAGCCCCGAATCAATGGCCAGGGTGCTTTTTCTCTGTAAAAAGCAAATCGAGGTAAACAATTGGCAAAGGTTCACCTATACCCTGATCAGGGGAGACTACTAAGCTGAGCGGTTCAAATCCACTATGGGCCCCATACTGGACATACTTGGAACCAAGAAAGGCCCGGATAATCCGGGCCTTCATGCTCTCAGGCTGCCTGCTATGCTTCTGCTTTGCTCAGTTTATGCAACAGGGCCATGCTCGCATCAGTGAAGCTCTGGGGGTCTGTGGTAGCCATGAAAGCATCATCTTTAGCCATAGTCGATAGTTCTTCTGTTTGTTCTATATTGAAAACATAGAAGTTTCTAACTGTCTGCTTTTCTCTTTTGCTGTCTTTGTTTATGGTGACTACTCTGATAAGCTTCGTTCCTTTTGTTCCTGCTTTCACTTGACGGCCTATGCTTTTCCATTGATTATAAGTAGCGAATTCTGGAGAAGAATAACCGGCCTGGATGAGCTGAAGAGTATTGGCTTCACTGTATGAATTCCCTGTTACGGCATTGAATGGATATTTCATTTTTATCTCTTTGTTGGGGTATTGCTGAAACTCTTTAGAGTCTTCAGGCTGTCAGCTTTAGACAGCGACCAGGTGTTATCCTGGTTTCGGGATGCTATGCCCTTTCAGCTTAAAAAGGAGGAGGCAAAATCGGGGCTGTCTCAGAAAAAGCAGGATCGCAAGAGCTTCTGCTTCCTGTCCCTATGAATTGCGGCTGATGACTAACCATATGGTCCCAATCGCACCAATATTCCTCGAGGCAGTCATATCCTAACTGCTGATCGGTATGATATTTGCTCAGCCATTCGGCAGCCTCTGAATAAGTGGAGCAAGAAAACAGAACTTTGCTCTCTGTATGGGTGATGTAATCCAGTGATGGGTGATGGATGGGACTGAAAAAATTAATTGTATACTCTTCGGTCTGCTCTTCGGTCTGCTCTCTCAGTGCCTCAAAAGCTGCCCAGCTTTCCCAGTTGAAGTCATATTCTTCAGAAAGATCTGATAGGATATCAGTCTCTTCTGTCTCTTCCCAGTTGTTAGATTCCATAATATTTTCTAAAGTACTATCAACGACTGAAATAAATTGGGCTGCTTGTTCTCGGGTGCAATTAGCAGGAGAAAACTCAAAGCCGTATATATCAACAAGCAGCTCGTTGATGGAAGCTATCATCTCTTCTCTTAGTGTTTTGTTTTTCATTTCAAATACTCCTTTGGGGCTCACTTATATAATATCATATAATATAAGGATATGGTCATATATTATCACCAAAGACATATCTGTTACATTTCGTGATATTATGATCAGAGGGTAATCAATGACCTGGTTGTATACGTTGATAGGCGGACTGGTAGCCGGCATCGGTGGAACTGTCCTGATCATCAAAAGCAGGGCACCAGCTCCTGATCCTGTTCAGCCCATCATAGAACAGATTGAAGTTCAGAAGAATCTAACCGAACCCGATCTTTTAGAAGTCCCTTGCTCTGATGCTTATATAGAAAAGCATGGAGAAGGACTATGCAGAGAAATGTTTTGTAGAATGACAACCAGAGGCATTGACAGCAAAACATCAGGACAGGAATGTGAAGAGATCGGCAACCTGCTTAACTCACTCCAGATGTTAGATGCCTGCTATGATAAGGATCCTTTGGAAGACTGCTATGATGTATTCAGATTCAGAAAGTGAGACCATGAAGTCCTCAGAGCTTCGGTCATGGGTGGAGCTGATGACCGGCCCTTTTTCAGCGCTGATTTTGAGCCTGGCTATCATATATGCGATCGGCTCTTATGTTCCGGTTGTAGTCGATCGACACCTTGAACAGATAGACCGGATGATTGACCAACAGGAAGCAGACAGGAAATTATACCAAAAGAGCCTTCATGAGATCCTTGTTCGGCTGGAGAAGTTGGATGAAAGATAAAGATCTGAATATCGATATTGATATGAAAATATATCAGATTTCAAAGCTTAGCTATGTCTTCAGGCTGTGCGACAAAGCAAAGGTAATAAGGGAAAAGATCGCTGTAGCATACAGCAAAGATGAAGCAGCAAAGAAGGCAACCGAAATCCTCAGGCTATGGATGAAAGACAAAGAAAATGAAAGAGCAGCCAGGCTTTGATATTCTCAGTCTCTGGCTGCTCTGTATATTTATTCTGATGTTGCTGATTTATTCTGATGTTGCTGATTTATTCTCTATAGCCTCATCAGCCCCGATCTTCGTCAAGTTCCATCCTGGCCAGAACAGAGCCCATCTTTATCCTCTTCCCTGTATATCGGGAAGAATTATCATGATCTAACAGAGTCCTGATGATCTTTCTTTCCAGGTCTGTCAGCCTGTCCCAGTCCTTCTGATTTCCAGATTGAACGGTTACCTCACAGCCTTCTACATAGTCAAATAGTATGATCTTCATCTTATGACCTCCTGTTTCTTAGTCTGTCCCACATCACAAGCATCTGATCTTCTGTTGCTAATTCCATCAGAATAATAGCAGTTTCGATCATGCTTCCACATGTGGAGCTGACCGAAAGTCCATTATAGGAAGTCATCAGCGCCACTTTTTCAGCAATATCAACAGGAAGCATGATCGCGGTCCTGGCTCGGTTTCCATAGATGGACATTCCTGAGGTCTTTGAGCACAGATCATCCAGGCGCTTCTGCTGGTCCTCTGTCAGGTCGCTAATCCTGCTCCATTTAGCGGGTCTTTTTACTTTCATCTTTTTATCTCTTTGTTGGGGTTTCGGGCTGCTATGCCCTTTCAACTACCAGAAATTGCCTCTTAATTGTCTAAGACTTGGCCTATCGTCGCAATTATTTTCATAGTCGCTGCTTTCATCAGAGTTCCATACACTAATTTTTTCCTGAAAAACTTCTTTCCCATCTTCAATCAGAAGGCTTTTGTCTGGATTGTATGACTCATTTTTTAGACGATAGCTTTTGGTGATACCCCTAAAAAATCCCGCTTCATAGAAATCGACGACTACAGCGAATGATTTAGGGTGAGAGCATGCCTCTTTTGCTTTATCAATGTTTTTTGATTTATCAGAAAGGCAATTACCGCCATTATCGTATACAGCGATCCGAACGGGCCAAATAAGGCTTCCATAACTATCAGAGTTTCGATTTAATAATTTTACCAGTTGCTCTTTTAGTGTTTTGGTTTTCATATCATCTCTTTGTTGGGGTTTTATGGGTCGAAACCCACATATCATTATATCATATAATATTACAATATGTCATAATATATCTTTCAATTTTGATTATCTTTCCACCAGATCCCGATCTTCTCAGCCAATACAGAAACGCACTGAGGGACAACAGAATTACCCAATGCTCTGATCCTTTTGGCTCTGCTTTTGTCCTTTCCTGTGATCAGCCTGCTAATCCCTTCTTCCCAGGTTCCATCAGCCCAGCTTACAGGATCGATCAGCTTAGGTTCATCCTCAATCGATCGGACGGTCCAGCCTCCATCTTCCAGACGGGGTATGCCTCCATCCCAGCCATTCTCCTCTTCAGCATCTATCAGGCTATAGCCTTTTTTATAGCCCATCAGAACCTCAACCCAATCAGGATTAAGGCAGCCACTGGTCTGCTCTGCCTGAATAACAGTAGCATCAAGGTAACCCCGATCAAGTCTATGCTGATGACTTTTGGATCCTAACGGGCCTGATCCTCTGTACTGAGAAGCGCATATAGTCGGCCAGGTCTTTCGGTCTTCTATCCTGACAGCCATAGCCAGAGTAAGCCCGAACCCGTTTCCATTCTTAGCTGATTCTTTACAGCTCTTTCTTCTTTCAAGATAAGCATCCAGGTCTTTCATCTCAAACATTGATCTGGTTGGAGTCGGCCAGATTTGCTTCTTTTCCTTTTTTGCAGACCATCCAGAATCTATTTCTAAGATGAGGAGCTCCGACTTCAGAGGCTGATAGAGTAGTCCATTCAGCAGAATACCCTGAACCGGATATTTCTGTAAGAACGGAAGACATCCATTGTCCTCTCTCACCAGAAAGGAGGTTTGAAACATTCTCACAGAATACGAGATCTGGCTGACCCATCCGAACGAATGACCAGAACCGGAAAAAAAGACCAGATCGCGATCCTGTAATTCCTGCCTGCTTTCCGGCTGTGCTGATATCCTGACAGGGCCAGCCTCCGCAATAGAGATTGACTTTTGGGTGATTTCTTTTGATTTCATCGGGGCTCACTTCTTCAATGTTGGGGTAAATGGTTGATTCTGGAAAATGCCTTTTCAGGACTTGCTGACAGTACGGATCCTTTTCGATGTGAAAAGCAACAGAGCAATGGATAGCCTGCTTTCTGAAGCCATCCATCAAACCAAGCTCAATCCCACCGATGCCTGAAAAAAAGGATCCTATTCTTATTTCCTTCATTTTTTCCTTCCATATGTTAGAAAATAAAGGCCGGAGCTTTCAGATCTTGCTTTGGGTTTTACCCGCTGAAAGCTTCCGGCCTTTGTTAAATTATGATTACTCAGGAGTCTGGAGAAGTGAAGAAATCCCAGCCCTGATTATTGCTGATGGCGTGGTTTGATATTGCTCAGCCACGATCCTGATCTTATCGTGCATTTCTTGAGGTATGGATATGGTCATCCTTTGCGCTTTCCGGCCGTGATTCGGCCGGCCTGTCTTCCTTTCGGTGAAGGGGTGAGGATAAGGATAACGGCAACCAGGACATTCAGTTCCAAGCCATCCAGAAGCCGGATGAAGATTGATAGCTCTGCAATTCGGACATGAGACAGCTATGGAGCCATGAAGTTTAATTTTGGGCATTGGTGAATGTTTCCTTTTCGTGAGTGAGTAAATAAAGCTTTGATAGGTGTTTACAGAAGTTCTTTCGATAGGTGTAGTCAGGACAGTCACAGAAGAACTCTGCTGGATCCTGGAAGATGACAGCCTGATATTTTCGGTCTGATTTCTCTGATGACATGACAGCGCGGACCCTGATCAGCTTGCCCTGAAAGAACTGATATTCAGGAGCTGAGCAGAGTCCGATCTTCTCAGCCTTCAGCCGGTCGGGTGAAGGCAGGTTTGAAAGGTTGATTTTCATTTTTTCCCCGGCATGATCAGAGGCTGAAACAGCGATAATTGAGGTTCATTATTTGACCATACAGCATCAACGGACTTTCCTTTTTGTCCGTTCACATGCTGAAGCGGTCTGAAATTAAGCCAATCAGCGCCGGTCTGTTCACAAACAATTACAGTTCCGGTTCTGGCTTTAGACCACTCACCCAAACTTTTGAAGTCGATCAGGTTAGAACTGAACCTGTAATAATGCCCTTTTACCTGATAAGGGGGATCGATGAACCAGGTAGCCTTCTGGTCTTCTATGGTCCCATAATCTGCATTTGTTATTTTCCAGTGCCTGATTCTGTGCAGCTGCACAGCTATTCTTTTTCTTATCTTTTCGCCCCAGAAATTTTTTCCTAAGCTGTTAGCTGATACTGACCATGAAGAACGGGATGGCTTAGGGCTTGACGAAGCAGGATTATTCCAAAATCCAATTAGATATTTTGCTTCTTCTGCTATGGTCAAATCTTCAGTAGTTTGACCAGGAAGCAGATCGGGAAGACCTAAGATTTCAGATTCAGACACCTTGATAAGATATTGCCATAGAGAGCAAATCACAGGATCGAGATCGTAAAGCTCAATATCCTTCCAGTGATAAAGAAGACTATAGCAGGCCGATCCAGCAAAGGGCTCTATCACCCTCGCCTGAAGATCAGGCGAAGGATATAGATGGGCTAAATTCCACTTAGAACCGTAATAGCTAAAAAAGGGCTGAAGTCTCATATGCTAAGCTTCCGGCTGAGATACCGATCGATATTGGTTTCAGTCAGCTCATAAACAAAGGCGAAATCTTCCAGGCAGGCCCCGAACTTATGACAATATTCTCGGGCTGCTGCTCTTCCTGAGATCTTCAGGCATGGCCGATTAACCGCCAGCCATGACAGGCAAAGGGACCAGAAGCTGTTAATATTTCTGAGCATATCAAATCCCCAGCTGGAATATGCACACTCTTCCCGGTTAAGGGTCGCTTTGCATCCTTGACAGCTCAGAGCATCCCACCCAACAAACATGATTTTCTCATGAAGATGAGAGCAGCCAGGGCAGGAAAAGTCAACATAGTATTCAGTTCCGATCACGATCTTTCCATCCTTCTGAGTCTCTGACTCAATCCGGTGGAAGTTGATGAACTGAACATTCCACTCCATATCTTCAGGATTGGGGCCTTCAATCTCAGTACTGACAGGAAGCCCGCCAGCATGAATTTCTTCCATTTTTTCATTTATAGTTTTCATTTTGTCCTTTGTTGTTTACAGCCGGGAAGGTAGTTCTGACAAATCAGAACCTTCAGCTATCCAGAAGGCAGCGGCTGAAATCTGCCTTCTGAAGCTCTTAATATTGGATTTGTTGCTCAGCTTTACCCGCTCAGCTATTTCAGCGCTCAGCCTGATCCTGAGGTCTGAATCCAGGCTATTCAGCCAGGTGTTCAGGTCCATGTCATGCCGGCTGCTATTACAGGACCGGCAAAGGGTGATCAGGTTTGCGGGCTTGTTGCTTCCCCACTTCGACCAGCAGGCAAGATGATCAAGAGTCAGAACCTCTGTCCCTGTCATATCGATGTGTCGCTTACCGCAACTTCTGCACTGATAGCCGTCAAGCGCGTAAATTGCCCATCTGACTTTCTTAGAAATCCACTTTCCAGCAGGCCTGGGTCCACGAATTTTGGAAGTTCTGTCTTTTCGGGGGATGAAGTTTTTTCTGGAAAGTTTAATTGACATTTTCGGGCCTCAATTACATACTATCACATAATAGGGCTATTGTCATATAATACAGGATTATTCTGCTATTATGGCCTTCTTTTTCATGAAATTAGCCAAAAAAGCAGCCTGTTTTCTGATATTTTCCAATGGGCTGATCGTCTTCAGGATCATCTTTACTGTCACTATCTCACCAGGATCGGGCATTTCGCATCCGAATTCATCCAGGAAATAGCATAGCTCCCTCATATCGCCTTCTCCACAGACCCAGGTTTCACCAGGCAACTTGTCAGAACAGCACAGCTCAGAAATAATTATAGCCTTCCGCTCTGAATCTTCGGCGGTATCAGTGGAATAACTACCAAGAATTCTCCCTGTCTCTTTGCATTGACTAAGCAGCGCAATATCCAGACCGAATTTGTTCTTCCTGATGTTAAGATAATGGATCATTTCTGCCTCTGTTGTATCATCATATTATAGCATTTTTGTGAACAGATAGCACGACGAAAAATTGCCGGCTACACCGAAGCAAGCCGACAATCCCAACAAAGGCAGAAATAGCCCGCTTATAAATTAGACCGTTCCCACAAATCTGTCAATGCCATAACATGTAACAAATAGCACTATTTTGGTTGATCGTCTTGTAATTGAAAGGGAATCAGGTTACTAATGACATGTCATTAGTAACCTGATTCCCTTTCAATTACTAAGGATCAACCCAACAAAGAGAGAAAAATTAATGAGAAATATATCTAAATATCGATATGAATATCAAAAAAAAGATATTGAATTATCACCAGGACAGACAAGAATTATCAGGCTTTGTGTAGAGTGGAGCATCAAAGTCCATGACCCAATAGCTGATCTTCAGCGGGTTATTTCTGCCTGTCCTGGCTCAAATCTGAATCCATATACCGAAGCCGTTCATATTTTCGCCTGGTTTCTGAAGCTCAAAGCCGAGAACAGAGGTAGAAACATTTGGCGCTATGAACCGAACAGCCGGTTTGACTTCTCTCATTCTCTGCTGTCCTGGTGGAGAAATACCCGACGAGCTGAAGGAATGGAACTCGCCAGCAAGAATCAACCACACTTCAAAGATGCTCTTGCATGGTTCAAAGCCCAGGAACTGAAAGACGAAAAAGAGAAGCCCAGCCCGGATCTATGGTCAGAGGTAAAAAACAACCATGACTCTGATGCTTACAGACAAATGTCAGTACTAAGAGCAGAGTACACAGGCGAAGACCTGACTGATCGCTTCCTGCCTTTCCTGGATGCCATCGGCTATAGATCGATCCCCTATCCTGAATCTATGGATAGACTGATCACCTTCTGGGACCTCGGAAGAATCAAGCCCGATCTGGCTGAGTTCATAAAGGTTGAATCTTTCGGCCTGGCTGTAACCATCAGAATACTTCAGAACGGTGGCGAGCTTGAAAAGCTGTTTAGAAACTCAATAGAGAAGCAAGCCAGAAACCTGCTGATAGAAGCCGGGGAATTTCACCCGCTTGATAATCAGACCAATCAACCAGCAGAGCATCCCGATCCAGCTGGAGAACAAGAAGAGGAGTTCATCACCGATAATCTTCAGAAAGTCAGAGTCAGGTTGAAGGATTCAAGGATCCCCAGGATCGGCTATGTCCTCACATCTTCAGACTCTGAATCAGTCATTAGATTAAATGCTCCTTTGCAGAATGGTAGCATGACGGTTACTATATCCAATGATAGGATAACCAAGGTCGAAGCTAAGCAGAAGACAAATCAGCCTTCTCCTGAACTTCAGGCCCAGCTTGACAGGATCATTCATGAACATAGACAAAGGATCTCTTCCCCCTAATATGATCAGCTATGGCAATCGATACCGGGTGATGGTATCGGTTGACCCTCAACTAGCCCAGCGCCTGGCCTTGTTTCTGTCGAAACATCCAGGCGTTTCTACTTCCAGAGGCATCTTAGCCCTGATTGAAAAAGGACTATCTTTTGAAGAAGCCAGAATTCAAAATATCGGACCTGACTTAGCGCTTCCACGGGTGAAGAAGTGACGATCGGAAGAAAGTCACTTCTCACACCGGAGCGATCAAAGATGATCTGTGATGCTATCAGTCTTGGAAGCACCTATAAAATAGCTGCTGGATATGCTGGTATTACAGAAAGAACCTTGTATCTCTGGCTTGCTAAAGGTGAGAAGGGAGAAGAAAGATACATTCAGTTTTTTCACGATGTGAAGAAGGCAGAAAGCAAAGGGGCTATTCAGCATCTTGGGAAGATAACGCAGGCTGCCCAAGATGGAACCTGGCAAGCTTCAGCCTGGATACTTGAGAGAAGACATGGCTACTTTCGAAACCCGGAAGTTATCCCGGTCTCAATTCAGATCGATGCTGAACAGGTTTCGGTGAGCGCACTAATCGAAGAACTAAAAACACCTGTTGAGTCTTTGAAGGCTATCGATGGGCCGGTCATAGATGTGGGGGAAGAATGAGAATCGAAGTTTCAGGATCGGCTAGTAGTGGATTGATGACGATACAGTCTGATGATTCATGGGCTGCATATACAAAGAGAATAGATCGCTTCTTAGGCTGCGCAAGAAAAGAAGATCATGGCTTTCTATTTGATAAGCCTAAGAGAACAGAAACGATCTATGACTTCAGTCCTTGGTGTATCATCACAACAGATCACCATACTTATATGAAGATCAGAACCTTAAGCCATGAATCAAATAACTATAACGAAGGTCATCATGAATATGATTGGTCTATTGGTCGATTTGAGAAATGGTATCGGGCCTTTAATCATCAGCCAAAAGATAAGGATACTGACATATCTTGGATGATCTTAGAAACTCTTTCAGCTCAGAGAAATATATACAGCTTTCAGGAAATGAATTGAGATGAGAGCAGACACAGAAGCAAAAGCTGAAAGAGCCTATCAGATGAGAAAGCGGACCGGCTGTACTTGGAAAGTCATAGCTGACTCTTTAGGCTATTCCAGAGTCGGAGCCTGGCAGACTTGCCGAAGATGGGCGAAGAAGAATAAAAGGTCTTGGCCGCCTGGACCGCCTTTAACATTCGGAAAGATCTGTTATCAGATGGCTGCTGAAGATGGCATGACCTGGAAGGAAATAGCCTATGAGCTGGACCGATCAACAGTTGAGGTCTTGAACTCGGCCCGGGGTCATTGCAGATCGCATGATATCGACTGGCCTTGGTGGGGTAGATTCAGATGAATATGATCCTTGAAATCATATCTTCTTTTTTGTGGCTATATGATAATAATCGGCTCCCATTATTTGAATGTGACAAGGAATTAGATTTCTTTCTAAAAGACTGGCTAAGTCAGGATCAGGTAAATCTTTCGGAAGATGAATATCAAACTCTTTTTGATATCATATCAAATATCAATATTGAAGAGGCACAATATGAAACTGGCAATGGACAAAGACATATATCTACAATTCACTACAGCAGACGGGAAAAGATGCGCTGTCTTCCTGTCTGAAGTGGTAGGCATATCAGAAGCAACTGAAGACACCCCGACGGCTATCATAACCAGATCAGCTCCGTTCTTTGTAGCTGATACGATCGAAGAAGTGGCGGCTAAGATGGGGATCAAGATGGAAGAGGTTGGCGGAAAGCAGCCAGAAGAAGAGCCACTTCCTGACAACCTGATTCAGCTGTTCGGTGGGTTGGATAAGAGGCAGCTAGAAGCTATGAGCCTGCTAATCAAAAACGCTATGACAAAAGCAGGAATAGACCAAGATGGAGAATGAAAACATAGCGGCTGTCTACCTTGATGTTGATAGCCTTGTTCCTTGGGGTGATAATCCCCGGGATAATGATCAGGCTGTTGATGCTGTAGCTGATAGCATTAAGCGCTTCGGCTTCGGTGCTCCGATCGTCGCCCGAAAAGATGACCTGATGATCATCAAAGGCCACACTAGAAGAAAAGCCGCGATCAAGCTCGGCCTGTCAAAAGTGCCGGTTCGCCTGCTTGATATAGACCTGGTTGATGCTCAGCTCTTAGCCCTTGCCGATAATCGGATCGGAGAAATAGCCGACTGGAATGATGACAAGCTATCTGAAATCATCCACAATCTGAAAGAAGAAGAGGTTGATATTTCAGGGCTCGGCTTTACCGATGAAGAGATCGAAAGACTATCTGAGCTTGTTTCTGTTCCTGACTGCAA